CCTCTGATGAAACTGCCAAAGGGCGGGGCTTCCGCACCTGAAGTTTTTCCTGAGCGCCGCCTTGTACCAAAACACGCAGTTTGTGACGTCGTTGCTCTTGGACGTGTTGTCGAGAACCAGACACTCGTAATTCTCCGTGCATGCATCCATCACCTGGCAAAACTGGTCAAAGGTTGGAAAAACCCCGAAAAAAGCTTTGTAAAGATTTTCCCGATTCTGACGAACGTTGTCTCGAAGGACAAACACGTAATCGACATTCGTCCGAATCATAGGCGTCATATCCATGCAGTACTGAGTCGTCATCATGTAGAAAATCTTCCAGTGTCGCCCGTTCATAAAGAGCTGACGGATGCACGGGTCACGCATAAACGCCCGGTCGTACATGCAGTCATCCATAAGTATAAAGACGGGCTGGCATCTTCCAGCCGCGAGGTTCTTCTTCTGACGTTCAATAATCTTCTCAACCGCCCCCTTGTTGTAGTCGCCGTAGACAAAGAGGTCTGGGATGAACTGCTTGTAGTGTCCGTTGCCCTCCTCGGTTCCGGACATGGCGATTCCCGCTGGAATGCTGCGCTTGTGCCACAGAATGTCCGTGACGAGCGTCGACTTGCCCGTCCCACGCTTGCCGATGAACACGCACACCTTGTCATCCGCCATTTTGCTGGGGTCGAACTTTTTCAACTGGATATTCATCCCTGGGAGGTGCGCGGAGATTCGTGAGCGGTGTGTAGCGCACACCGGAAAACAATCTTTTACTTTAGTAGAGATGTCCGCAGGGGCAGTACAACTTGCCGCAATCGGACAACAAGACGCATATCTCACGGGGTCTCCGTCCGTCTCGTATTTCAACGGCGTCTACAGGAGGCACACACCCTTTTCCCTACAGGCTTTCAGCATTCCTTTCCAGGGTCAGCAAATTCAGTGGGGGTCTCAAGCGGTGTGCCGTGTGCCTTACAAAGGCGACCTCGTGAGAGGCACGACCCTCGCCGTCACCCTTCCTGCTCTGTCGCCCGTCACGGTTGACTTTACGTGGCCAGTGTCCGTCGCCCTCCAGAGACCCATCCCGTACCTCATAATCGACGGGAATTACTCCACTCCAAAGACTGTCTCCATCGGCGTTCTCGACACGTACTCAACCTCCACCATCAACCAATGGCTCGGACCCGCTGCATCCCTCAACGCCTACGTGTCCTACAATTCAGGACTCTCAAAGTTTGCATTTGCAAACTGCTCAAACGTCACGCTCAACACGGCGGACGTGGCAACCACGGCGGTCTTTTTCGGTCTAGACCCTCACAATTTCTCAATCCTCCCAACCTCCAACACCGTCCAGTGGGACGTGAGCCCCGGGGGGTCGCCAGGTCCCGTCGCCGATTTCACCCTGAGTCAGTCGGGCTGGCAAAGCACATCCAGCGCCACAACTCCAAACATCACCGAATCTCTCCTCATGAACGTCTCCGCGGCAGTCACCCTCACGACTCAAAATCCCACGTCGGGTGGATTCATCGCACAGTTTGTCGATTTGAGTCGATTCGGAACCGCCCTCGGATTCACAACCCTCTTTAGCGTCACAGCGGGCGGGTCCATCAAGTTTAACTTCACGGGATCGTACGTGTTTATTCTGGCGCTGAACGTCTCAGCCCCCGTGGCTCGCGTGGGCGTCGGGCACTGGGCGCAGGACGGTCACCCATCCGGTGCTTTCGTCACGGGCACGCCAGGTGTCGGTCAGTGGGCCTGGAACGACTACGCCTATTCATACCTGGTGGCGCCTGCGCCCCTCATGCCCATGGTGGTCCTGCCCATCAACGTCACCGACATTACACAGTACTATTACATCGACCTCGAGACTCAGACGAACGCCCCCCTCGTCATCGGTGACGGCACGCTCGGCACGGAGATTCAGATTACAGACGTCAATCAATATCTCGCCCTCCCGACCAACCAGACCCTCGTCCTAGACACAATCAACATAGGGACCAACTGGTCATCCACGGGGTTTTTCACCCAGATTGCCCCAGTGAGCGTCTCGAACGCATTCACCTTTTTGACGACTGGAATTTACAACATTCGTGGGACGCTCGTCACCTCTGGGTCGAACATCTTCTCCGTGACTCTGAGCAACGCCACGGTTCCAAACATCCTCACATGGAACACGACCCAGAGCCGCAGCCCAACCATAAACTTCACCCTCCCCGTCCAGGTGACGAGTCTGACTGACCAGTACCGTATAAGCCTCCGCACGGACAACCCCGCGACTCTCACGGCCCAGTCCTGGTTTGCAGTCGAACAGATCGGCGTCCCGACGGGAACCACCCTACAACCAAACAGTTTCAAAAAGAATGGATTTTTATTCACCGCCAACACGTTCGCTCAAGTTTCAACCGGTCTGACTCCGGTAAATTTTAAACAAACCGTCTTGGCGTCTGGAACGTCTAGGCACATCAGCGTCACGAACGGTGGAAACATTCAATTTTCAAACGTAGGTGCGTACAAATTCCAGGCGTATTTCGAGACGGCCAACGCCTACGTCACCTCCGTGTCCCTCTTCCAGTCAAACAACGGAGACACCCGCCCAGCCACGCCCCTTTACCAAGTCTCGAGCCCTTTGAACATCGGCACAATCGGACCGTACACCATCGACGTCGTGGCTCAGTGCAACGACCTGGCCAACGTGTTCTTCATGGATATTCAAACCATCAGCCCGGCCGGACTCTCCAACATCACGTCAAACGCCTTCATCACGGTCGTGGGCGTGACTGCCCCGACGCCCAACTCGTACCAGTACGTAGACTCGGTCGGCACATATCTCGTGGAGCGCGCCGAACTCAAGATTGGCGGTCAACTCATACAGACCCTGACGGGCGAAGCCATCGAGATTTTCAACGACCTCACGGTTCCTCAGGAAAATCAGCCAGGTCTCACGCTCCTCACGGGCAAGCTCGACACGAGTCAGTCGACGACGGACCGCATGTACTACGTCAACCTCCCGTTCTTCTTCTACGACGCGGCTGAACTCTCCGTGCCAATCTGCGCGCTGCCTCGTCAGGACATGGAGATTTACATAACATTCAAACCATTTTCGTCATTGATTGCGACGAGTTCCCTCGTGACTCAGACGACCGTCCAGGCGACAGTCATAGTAGAGTACGCGTACTTGTCAAACCCCGAGGTTGAATGGATGTCCAAGCACGTCCTCGACTATGTGATTACTCAGACGCAGTACGCGAGGTTTAATCTCGGCGAGAGCACGATCGTCGACCTCGACTTTCATGGACCCGTCCGTGAGCTCGCGTGCGTCGTCCAGGATTCGGCCGCCACCCCGTACGTCTACGTCTCCGACCCGGGCATGTCCGCCTCGCTCTCCTTCAACGGTGAAGACTTTTTCGACCCCGGAACTGTCGACTTTCAGTTTATGCACATCATCAACCCGCTCGAAAAGCACACGCGTCAGCCAAACAGGGTGGTCTACCTGTACTCTTTTGCGAGAAGGCCCCAGGACCCCAGACCGTCCGGCTCCATCAACATGAGCAGAATCAGGCAGAAGCGCTTCCAGATGAATCTTCCCGGAACGCCGTCGCTCGCCACGAAACAGCTCAGAATCCTGGCCACTTCATACAACGTCCTTCGCGTGTCGGACGGGCTCGCGGGTCTGCTCTACGACTAAAAACCGAGCTTCCTATTAGTAGATGGCCGGTCGCCAAGTCCTCGCAGCCCTAGGCCGTGCCGACGTCATTCTTTCAGGACAGCCTGAAATTACATTCTTTTTAGAACAATACAAAGCTCAGGGACTCTTTGCGTCTCGGGTCATTCGCGTATCCTTTGAGAACGAGCCCGTCTACGGGTCAGACAACACCGTCGAGATTCCGATGAACGGAGACCTCATCACAGCCATGTACGCTCGCTTCGACGTGACGTTCCCACCGGGCACAGCCATGTTCGACTCGGCCGGGAACCTCATGATTGAACGAGTCGAGCTGTACTCTGGGAACGACCTCATCGAGCGACTCTGGGGCGAGTTTATGACGCTCACGAACGATTGTGAAATTTCTGCCGGTCAGCAGCCGGGACTCGTCAGCATCGTGGGGGGGACGGCCCTCGCAGGAGCCAACGCGCCGCTGAACAGGTACACGGTTCCGCTCGGGTTCAAGTGTCTCCGGAAAGGCCTCCCCGTCGTCCCCGGGCTCAAGTTTCGAATCATCCTTAACCCCTCGTCTGTTTTCCAATCAACCGGAGCTGGGACGCCTAATCTTTCTTTTAAATTTCTTTCTGAATTTGTGTTTCTGAGCGAGAGTGAACGGACGATGATTCAGAACCGCGGGCCCGTCATACACCTGAGCGAGAGCGTCCAAAGGGCGCGATTTCTCGCACCGGTCGGCTCGTCAAACATTCGGTGCGTGACTGAGTTTCTCCATCCCGTCAAGGAGCTGTTCATGACGATCCAGAATCAAGGAACGGGCGGGACGGACTATACGCCCAGCCAGCTCCAGTCCATGGCGATGTATTTCAACGAGGCTCAGCGTCTCGACCCAGTCATAGGGACGTATCTGTTTCTCGGATCTCAACAATTCTTAGAGTATCATACCCGCGTTCCATCCAGACCCTTCTACATGTACTCGTTCTCGCTCGACCCAGAGGGGGCGACACCCTCGGGGGCGGTAAATTTTGGAAGAATCAAGAATCAATACTTTGATTTCTTTATGAACCCAGGAACGTCAGCCAGAGTCGTCACCATTTGGGCACGGTACTACCAGTTTCTCGAGGTGAATGGATTCAAGACGCTCAGGGTTCTGTTTGACAATACAGGCGAGAATGGAACGAGTGCGATTTTATCGTAGAAAATCAAACTCGGCACGTCTCAGAATGGAAAAGGCGGCTATGGAGCTCTTTCTTCCGTGCATGGAGACGGCGATGGTCATAGCGGGGCACTACGCCAAGTCGTGCGGGCGGGACACGGTGGTTTCTCAGGATGTTCGGTACGGGCTGATGTTTGCAGCCAGGCACGTGCTGGGAAAACAGATTGGGACTATGTTCCCAGAGGCTTACGAGGAGGACGAGGAGGACGAGGAGGACGAGGAGGACGAGGAGGACGAGGAGGACGAGGAGGACGAGGAGGACGAGTGGACGCGCTACGAAGGGGATGACGAGCGGCTCGTGCTCGTCAACAAGTGTGCGGACGAGTGGGACTCGTGGGAGCCAGAGACGCCAGCAGAGTTTGCACTCAAGAACGCAGTGGACTCGGTGGGTTGCGTTCCAGAGCCTTGAATGATTCCGATTGAAATTGTATGGATGGGTGGGACCCTCGGGACCACGCGTTATGGGTACCAATCACGGACCCAGTACCCTTTTCAAAGACTGAATTTAGTATCTTTTATGTTTCAGACTCTGAAGAGGAGCTCTTCCAACACTGGTCGTTCATCCAGGCGGACGACGAGAGCGACTTTGAACTCGAATAAATTTTCTAACTTTATATTATAAAAATGGCCAGCACGATCATCTCCACCGCTGTCGAGGTTGAGGCTGTCGCTCTCAACGCAATTGTGAACTCTCTGTTCCTGTGCTCAGGGCTCGCAACCCTGGACATGGTGCGCAGCCTGATCTCCTCCCTTATCCAGGTGCCCAAGAACACCAACATGTTCTTCACCGTGACGGCTCTGATGACGACCCTCCTGGCCGTCGTGGGCTACATGCTCATCAAGGCGGTTGCACGCAACGTGACCATCCAGAAGCCGTCTACTGCATTTGCCGTGACGCGATAAACGTCTTGTAAGCCCCGTAACCCAGGGCGAGCAACACGAGGACCACCAGCACGGTCCACTTTCCAAAGGGGGTCTTTTTCTTAGGCTCCTCCTTGACGGGCGCGAGCGTCTGCTCGTCCAGGATGCGCTGCAGCTCCAATTGAGCAACACGGTTGCCCAGGTCCTGCTGCTCCTCTTCAGATTCTCTTTCCCGAATGTGAAGACGAAGCACAAATGCATTGGTTTCCCAGCCTCTGAAATTCAAGGGGGCTCCGGACTTGTCGACCCACCGGACCGTCAGGCGCTGGAGGCTTGCGATGGGTTCAGGGTACGTCACGGACACGGAGTAATCCTTGCACTCGTGGAAGTTTTTGATACAGGCTGAACCGACATCCATCATGACCGGTGCGAAACTCCGGTTCGTGTTCGACCCTGTGATGGTGCCGAGCGAGCCGGTGATTGCACCAGTGTCGACGTGGCTAGGTGTACGGAGTTCATCAATGTCCAGAAAGACGTATTCGTTGAGGCTCATGTTCACGAGGGTGCTGGAACGAAGGATGTACTTGGTCGCGTAGGCAGGGTCTGTAGGTCCGGCGAGGGCTGACGTGAGGAGAGTGCTTTTGGCAATGCCGAGCATGGTGGAGAGTTCCTGGGAATGTATGAAGATTGTGAATGAGGTGGTGGAGCTGAAGAGAAAGTGGCCTTCGTCCACTAAATACTCAAGGGTCAGGGTGGCGGTGGTGAGGGCTGCTGCGAGTCCGTAGACGCTGTAGAACCCCTCGTTCAAAGAAACGTTGGAGGAACTGACCGAGACGACGTTCGAGCCGGTCGTGAGATTGTACATAGTATTCGGGACACGTGCGCTCACGAGGTCCACGCGTTCAACG